GCTCAACAGGATCTTAAGGCATATCATAACCTGGATCTTGAGAAGGAACTTACTGACATGCTTGGTAAGGAGCTTCGTCTTGAAATCGACCGTGAGCTTATCGAAGATGTTCGAATGCTTGCTTACGATATCAAGGCTGATACTTATCCTGTAGGTGGGTTTAACAGAGCTATGCTTGATCAAGGAAACGCTAACGATTTCCTGGATGATGGCACGGGCTTCACCCCTGCTCAGTACCTGTACGACTTCACTAATAACAAGTGGGGTAGTGGGTCTACCTCTGGTACACTTAAGAATGTCTTTGTTATCGACTTCTCAAGTTCTGCATTACCATTTGCACCACAGCATGTTGGTCATGTCTATGCTAACCTTCTTGCGATTCTGAACTTAGCTTCGCAGGATATTTATACTAGTACGCATCGTGGTCCTGGCAACTGGATTCTTACCTCTCCGCTTATGGCTTCTCTTCTTGAGAGTGCTGCCAAGCTGGAAGGTGGTCTTCCTGCTAAAGATGGTCCTACGACTCAAACTGCTAACAAGATCCTTTATAAGGGTAAGTTTGCTGGTAAGTATGATTTGTATGTTGATCCTCTTTTTCCCCAGGATGAGATTATGATGGGCTATAAAGGTTCTGGTCCGATGGATGCGGGGTATGTTTATGCTCCTTACATTCCTCTCCAGCAACTTCCTACTATCTATGATCCCGAGACCTTCCAACCCAGGAAGGGTATCCTGACTCGCTATGGCAAGCTTGCTATCGAGCCAGCGGCACGATTCTATCGGATTATTAGAGTGGTTGGCCCAACTGCTAGTTACCTGTTCACTCCGTTTGATCGGATTGGTACTGGTGATAACACAGCGTGGTCAAACCCAGAGTAATCTAGGGTAGGCTGAGATAAACTAACAAAGGGTTAGGAGTATTTTCTACTCCTAACCCTTTTCTTTTTAGCTATATATAAATGAGGTATTATTATGAGATATAAAAACAAATCTAGACATAAAATGTTACTCCAGCTACAAGAGGGAGTAAAAGAGGTTTATCCTAATGAAGAATTTGATTCTCCAGAGGCTCTAGTTTACTCTTTTTTAGAAGAAATAAAGCCAAAAACTAAGTCTAAACCTAAACCTAAACCTAAGGTGACTACAAAATCTAAAAGTAAAAAACAAACCACTCCTAAGGAGAATTTAGATGGCAGCGATAATTCCAGTACTTAATCATTACGGAAACTCTTTTGCTGATAACTACTTCGGACAAGGAGTAGATGAAACTTCAACTAGAGGAGAGATTATAACCTCTAGTTTAAATAATACAACTATGGGGACCTTACAAGAGTTCTCCTCGTTTGAGGAGACCGTTAGGGACTTTATTTTAGCGAGGCTGGGGCACCCCGTTGTAAGAGTAGAGCTAACTCCTTTCCAAATAAAGTCTTGTATTGATGAGGCCATAACTCAACTTTATTATCATGCCCCTATGTGGACTACTCAGTTTTGCTCTTTTAACACAACTGCTAACAAGAATCTGTATCAATTACCCACATACATAATGGATAACTTAACCTATGTGGTATATAAGAAAACTCTTTTAAGTATTCAAGGCCAAGCAGGAACCCTAGAATTTGACTTTTTTATTAAGTACTTTCAAGATAACTTTCTATTCTCAGACTTTCAAGTGAGTGATTTTTATATTCTACAATCTCATTTAGAAATGATTAGAAAAGTTTTAGGGCAGGAAGGTTCCTTTGATGTAGTAAATAACCAATTTCTCCAAGTATATCCTGTTCCTGTAGTTGGAGATCAGACTATTATCCTAGAATATAGAGCCTTGGACTCAGGTACTATGCACCCAGCGTACAAGAACTTTATTCAGAAGTATGCTTTAGCTTGTGCTAAAGGAGTCTTAGGAGAAATTAGAGGTAAGTACGCATCCTTACCTTCTCCAGGTGGTGGCGCAGTTCTGAATGGTAAAGATCTAATTCAGGCTTCCGAAGCGGAAAAAAAGAAATTAGAAGATTCCCTTATTTCAGAGTTCGAAGAACCCCCGCGCTTTAGTACATACTAGTATGGAATATTTAAATGAAAGACCTATCGTAAGTGATGAAGATGAGAATGTGGTCTTAAAAACATCTATTAATCCTAGAGTGTATGACCAACATAAACATGGTGGAAATCCTAAAGCAGCAAGGGAACTAAGAGCCCTTCATAGGGCTCTTAGTAGGCCAAAAGGTGGCAAAACAAAACGGGAAAGGGCAGAGAAGCTGCTTAGGGCAAGAGTAGGCAAAAATAGGTCTGGGATGTATCTTCCACCAGGGGAGGATGTTTTACAGGTGCATGACTCGTATAATCCTCTGTTAAAAGAAGATGATAATGAAACTCCTCTGACCCCCAGGACCCCCTTGGATCCTGTAATTCAAGCTTTAAGAAAGAAAAGAAAAGAAAGACTTCAAAGGGCTACTCACGGGGATGCTCCTCCTATATTTCCTGATCCAATGGATGCAGAAATGAATGAGGATAGTCCATCTCTTATTAAACAACCTAGATTTGGTCACAGAACAAGGCAAGTAGTAAGAACTGTAAAAAGAAAAAAAGGACTAACTGGATCGGATAGTTACAGACCTACTGCTAGTCATGCCACTTTAGTTAAGAACCAACCTTGGAGGATGAAAGAAAAACTTAAAGGACTTTTGGCTATGTGGACGCGATCAGGAGGGGGTACACGGCAAGTAGTTAGAAATATTCCTGTTACTCCAAAATTTGGTACTAAACGAATTAAAAAGATTACTGCTCCTAAAAGTGAGACGGATCTCAAGTGACTAAAGATAACTTTAGAGCTAATGATCACTCCTTTCTAGATGTAGATGAAGATCTGGAGAGTGAACTTAGTTTATTTGATCCAAATAACCCAGATATAAACTTATTTAATTTAGTTGATGATGAGATTATTAGGTTAGGAGGATCTAAACTTCTATACTATAAATACCATCAGGTAGATGATGATTTTGATGAAGTTTATATGGAGCAACGCAGTAAGCCTATTGCTAGTGAACCTGTGATTGTATATGGTCATTATGAACCAAGAGCATTAGAGGAAAACCTTACTCAGTTTGGTATTGAGCTTCAGAATGATCAAATTTTTGTATTTAATAAGGATTATATAGAAAGAAGACTTACTCGTAGACCTCATCCTGGGGATGTAATTATGCCTAAGTTTCAAAATCAGAAATATGAAATTTTTGAGGTGCAGGAAGATAGTTTTGAAGTATATGGAGTGTTCCATTTATCCTGTAGTGCTAGACTCCTTCGGGATACCGAAGAGATACAGGACCGACCCCTTCTTAAAAGGTCTACTGAGCGCGGTGGCCCCGTATATGAGGAATAATTATGGTTTATCGTACTGATGATATAAAAACATCTCTTACTGAATCTGATACCAGCGGGTCTACTTGGTCTCAGGGTCTTACTATTCAAGATTTTACTAAACAACTGTTCTTATCTCTAGAGAAACAAAACGATAATATTTCTTTTGTTTATAAAGAAAGTTTACGAGCAGTTAAAGAGATTTTTTCTAATTTACAATACTTTCAAGAAGATAGTAGTTTAATTACTATTCAATGTATTCATGGAAACCCAGAACGCACTATTGCTAAACTTAAGCAGGATAATAATATTATATTACCCATTATTTCTGTAGTGCAAACTGGGTCTGAGGAAGATGACAAGAGGAGAAGACCCAGGCAGATGGTATTGAGAAAAAAAGTTTGGAGTGAATCTAGGCAACGAGCTTTTAGAATAGTAGGGCTTGCTCCTAAGGCAGTAACTCTGTTATATGATGTTAATGTTTGGACTAAATATAAGTCTGATCTTGATCAAATTAGTGAGCAAATTCATCTTAAATTTCACCCCTCTATAAGAGTAGTAACTTCTTTCAATAAAGAGACACAGGGGTTTTTAGCTCAAGAGACAGACCAATCTAGTGTAGATGTTGGAGACAAGGAAGATAGAATTTTAAGAAGATCTTATTCTTTTAAGCTTTTATCCTATATTCCTACCCCTCAATTTCTAGTAACATCTACAGGAAAATTAGAGTCATTTAATACTGAAGCAGAATTAACAAAATTGATTACAGAGGTTTAATTTAAGAAAAATTCTATCTTTTTTATAGTAGTGCTTCTCTAGATATATGTGAGGATTATCATGAAATCTATAACGAATACTTCAATCCAGAGTTTTGAGATATACTTTACGACTGATAAAGGGCCAGAAACTTATTGGTTACAGCCCCAGGAGACCATCGTGGTTCCTACCAGTTATATTACAGAACAAGTAAATATACTAATGAGACGCAGAATTCTTCGCGTTCAAAATGCACAGTAATAGGAAATAAATTATGCCGTCATATGTAAGCCCAGGTGTTTATACTTTAGAAAAAGATCTTTCTCAGTTTGCACCCTCTATTAATTCATCAGTAGTTGGTTTAGTGGGTTTTGCCTCTAAAGGTCCTACTAATAAAGCTACTTTAATAACTTCCCCCCAGCAACTTGTTGATACTTTTGGCAAACCTGCCGAAGCTATTACAGGACAGGCTTTAGAAGGCGCAGTTGAAATATTAGAAACCACTAATGCACTCTATTTTGTTAGGGCTGCGGTAGCTGCTGAATCAAAATCTGCTTCAGCAGTAATGCAATTTGGTACTTGTCCTGCTGTTGCTGTCTCTGGTGGTGATAACTATTTTGGAGAAGGTTCTGCTCAAAGCGATATCGCTGGTTATGGTGTTAGTGCTAACCTTTATATTAAATTAAATGGTTATGACAACGCTGGTAATGCGCTGTACACTTCTGATAGATCTTTTGCTATTACAAGCTCTCTTTCAGATGGGTTGGCTACTACCACTAAAGAAAGTGAAGGTGAATTCCTTGCTTTTAGAAAAGTATTTGGTGGAGAATTAGATTCAGGGAAACAGGGCGCGTGGGCTGTAAATGGTAAAGAAAGAAGTCCTTTTATTGTAGCTCCTTTCGCTGGATCTGCTGCCTATCTAGATGTAACTGCTTACTCAGATTCTGGTTATTCGACTCCTGTAAGTGCTTTAAGGGCTGTTTCTGGTCTCGCTGGAGGCCCAGCAAACCTTGGTGATAATCCTTGGGTTTCTTCTTGTAAAGTGTATGGAACTACTTATAAACCTATAGGTGATGGGTCTGTAGCCTCGAAAGATCTTGCTGGATATATGGTACAATCTCTATATCCTGGTGGAGGATATAATTTAGGAATTAAAGCAGACGGAACTACTAGTGGTAACTCTGCGGAAGTTGGTACATATGGAAACCAAAACTTCTCTCTTGCTATTAATGAAGATGGTGTACAAGCCGAATCCTTTAAAATGTCTCTTGTAAGTTCTGGTTCTTATGTTACTGATATATTAAATACAACAGACCTGGAAAGTAATAATAAATCAGCTATTGTTATTGGAAACTTTGTTTCAGGAACTACCAATAATAAGATTGGTGGTACTAAACTTACTTATTTCCCAGATAAATTTCGTGGAGTTGGCTTCCTTGAAGTAACAGGTGTATGGGGTGGAGCAACTCTTAGAGTTGGTATTCCCTCCGATATGGCTACTAGCTCCCTTGCTGCGGTAGCAGGAGACGGTGCGAATGGTAGATTTGCTAAAATGGTGCAAGGAAGTAATGGTTTAGGAGGTGGTGCTAACGGTCTAGGTACTGCCGCTGAAAATGCTACTGCTCTCATTGGAGATGCTACAGTTGAACCTAAAACAGGTA